TCCCCTACCAAACGAAAGCCAGCCGAAAGCCCCTTCGAGCGACCGGACTCGAACAAATGGTAACCGTTGCCGAACGGAAGCGTCCGTCGAAGAACGTCAAGGCAGCGAAACCGCGGTCCCTGGTGGCCCAGGTGAAGGCCGCCGTGAAAGCTGCGCCGTGGATCCCCCCCGCCGATCAAGCCACCGTCGCCCTGGCGGTGAAACTGGCCAAAGAACTCGAAGGCGAGATCGACCCGCGCCTAGGCAAGCTCCTGGTCGATGTCCTGTCCAGCCTGGGCCTGACCGTTTCGGGCCGTGGCACCAAACCTCAAGAACCCGCACCGAAAGTAGGAACCCTCGATGGGCTCATCGCTCGCTCTGGCCGGCGTACCAACCCCACGACTGGAGACCCCACGCCTCGGGCTGCCAAGTCTCGGCGCTGAGCTGATCGACTTCGCGGCCGCCTACTCCCAACCGTTCCTGCCCTGGCAGGAATACCTGGCCGAAGCGAGCCTGGAGTACGAACCGAAAACCGGTCGCTGGGCCCGCCGCACCGTGGGCCTGACCGTGGCTCGGCAGAACGGGAAAACCCACTTCGCGGCGACCCGCATCCTGGCGGGCCTCTTCCTTTGGGGTGAGGACTCCTGGGTCACCATGGCCCAATCGCGGGACCTGGCGAGGCAGACCTTCGATGAGGCCGCCAAAGTGATCGAGGCCAGCGATGAACTCTCCCGCATGGTCAAAGCGATCCGCCGCTCCAACGGCCAAGAAACCATCGAACTACTCAATGGCAATAAATGGGTGATCGTAGCCGCGACCACCGAAGGACCCCGTGGCCGCTCTGGCAACCTCTTCGCTGATGAGCTGCGCCACATTTCCCCCGAGGTCTGGGGTGCAGCTGCACCGGTGACCCGTAAGCCGTGGCGGCAAACCCTCGTTGCCTCCAACGCGGGGGACCCGTCCTCCACGGTCCTGACTACCCTGCGGGCCGCTGCTCTCTCTGGCGCGAACCTGCGTCTGGGCTGGTGGGAGTGGTCGGCTGACCCAGCCCTGCCCCTGGACTCGCCCCTGGCGTGGGCGCAAGCCAACCCCGCTCTGGGCACCCTGGTCGATCACGATGCCCTGGCCACCAGTCTGGCTACCGATCCCGCGGCCGAGTTCATGACCGAGGCCCTTTGCCTACCGGTCGAATCGGCGTTGCAGTCACCGTGGCCACCGGAGGCGTGGGCCTCCTGCGAGGACCTCACCCTCAAACTCGGGCCAGGACTACCGACCTGGCTGGCCGTGGATGTCGCACCCGATCGAATGACCGCCACCCTGGTCGGGGCCCAACTACTCAAAGACGGTCGGATCGCCGTCGCGCTCCTAGAGTCGTGGGAGGCCAACGGTGCCCTCGATGACCTAGCCATCGCCGGCACGATCGCGACCTGGGCGCGGAAATACTCCGCCCAGATCGTGGGCTTTGATCGGTACACCTCCAGCGCGATCGCGGCACGCCTGGCCTCAGCGGGCATCCCCGTGATGGATGTCTCCCGCTCCCTCTTCTACCAGGCGTGCGATGAGCTGCTTAATGCCATGACTAACCAGCGGCTGGCCCACGCTGGGCAGCTCGAGCTGACCGCTCACGTGCAGTCCTGCGCTCGCAAAGCCGACCCCAACGGTGGTTGGCGGATCATCCGTGCCAACCGGCACCCGATCACCGCCGCCGTGGCCCTGGCGATGGTGGTCCACTTCGCGCAACAGCCCCAAAAGACCGCCGGCATCATGGTCGTCTAGACCTTGACTTCGCCCGACTCAAGATCGCGTATAAATCGGGCAAGCTCGGTCTCGGAGACCCGAAGGGCCTTGCCGATCCTGACTGACTGCAAATTTCCGGAGTGGATAAGTCGGTAGACGGTCGACCGTGAAAGCGATGTCCGCTCGATGACGGTGGAGAGTTTGTGAAGGCGAGGCTTCTCGGTGTCCATGATTTCCCCTGTGCAATCTGGGCGCCCCTTTGGCGCCAGTGTCCCCAGTCTCCAAGCCCGCCAGCGATCCCACCACTATCACTAAGCGCCTTTTCAGTGACACAGTTGCGACGGTAGAAGCTACCTTCCACCGACACGCCGTTAGCAATACTTGACAACACGCCGTAAAGTGTTGGCAGATGTTGCTAAACTCTGCGCGTGGGATTACTCACCCGCCTTTTGGCGCCCGAGCCGACGATCGCCGATGTCCGCGCTCAACTCTCACCCGCGATCTGGCCCACCCTCGACCCGTTCGGGTCCGCCGGCCCCTCTTACGTCTCCAGGGTGCAAGCCCGCCAGGTGCCCGCGGTGGCCCGCGCCGAAAACATCATCTGCGGGACGGTCGGTTCCCTGCCGCTGGAGGTCTGGTTCCGTGACAGCGGGGACCGTGCCCCCAAACCGCGCTGGCTCCACCAACCCGACCCGAACCAGCCTGGGCCCGTCACCTACGCCCTGACCGCCTCCGACCTGCTCTACCTCAACGTCGCCTACTGGCAAATCCTCGAAGTCTTCGCCGAAGACGGCCGCGGCTCCGCGTTCCGCCGCATCGATCCAGCCCGCGTCACCTTCGTCACCAACACGGATGGGACACTCATTACCTCTTACGCCATCGACGGTGTGACGGTCCCGATGAGCGGCGTGGGCTCCCTTGTCACCTTCCAAGGCTTCGACAACCCCGGCGGTGTCCTAGCCAGGGCAGGGCGCACCATCGCCACCGCCCTCGAGCTAGAGAAGGCCGCGCAGCGGTACGCCGAGGAACCCGTCCCCGCCGGCATCCTGAAAAACACCGGGATCGACCTGCCCGAAGAGCAGGTAGAAGGGTTGCTTTCCCGCTGGAAGTCCTCCCGCCGTACCCGCTCCACCGCCTACCTGAGCGCCGCCCTGGACTATCAGCCGATCAGCTTCGACCCCAAGTCCCTCCAGCTGGTCGAAGCCAGGCAACAGATCACCGCCGAGATCGCTCGAGCGATGGGCATCCCCGCCTGGTATCTCAACGCTGAAACAGCGTCGGCGACCTACTCCAACGTCAGCCAGGAACGCCGCTCCCTCATCGACTTCGGTATCAAGAACTACCTGGTGCCGATCGAGGCGCGGCTCTCCATGCCCGACTTGACCCCCCGATCCCAATACGTCGCGTTCCGCCTCGATGAATTCCTGCGAGGCAACCCCCTGGAGCGGGCCGATGTGATCACCAAACTCCTGGCCGCTGGCGTCATCTCCGTCGATGAAGCCCGCGAGTGGGAAGACCTCGCACCGAGAGGAACCACCGAATGAAAATCACCTACGAGATCGCCAAGGTCGATGTGACCGCCGCTGAGAACGGCGAGAAAACCATCACCGGCCTGATTGCCCCGTTTGGCTCCGTCGGGTCCACCTCCGCAGGTCGGGTGGTCTTCGAACCGAGCGCGTTCATGGGCATTGAACCCGACAAGGTGGTCCTGCTGGTCGAACACGACTCGACCCGCCCGATCGGACGGATGACCTCCCACCACGTCACCCCCGCCGGTGTCACCGCCTCCTTCCGTGTCGTCGACACGACGTTGGGCCGCGATGAGCTGGTCAATGCCCAGGAAGGACTACGCACCGGCCTATCCGTCGGCGCGAACCTCAAAGCCTGGGAGAACCGCGACGGCGTCATGGCCGTCACTCAAGCCGACCTCGTTGAGGTCTCCCTCGTCACCAAACCCGCCTTCTCCGAAGCGCGGGTCAGTGATGTAGCCGCCTCCGAAACCGAAGAGGCACCACCAGCCGAAGCGCCCGCCGAGGCTCCCACCGAAGAAGAAACCGAGGAAGAAGTGACAGACACCACCTCCACGGTCGAGGCTCCTGAGCCGGCGGTGGAAGCCGCCCGCCCGGTTGCCACCACGATCGTGACACCCCGTCTGACAGCGTCAGACATGACCTCTGCCCTGATCCGGGCAGCTCGCGGGGACCACTCCGCGATGACCATGCTCACCGCAGCCATCGCCGACGCCGACACCAGCGGCAACCCTGGCGTCATCCCCGTCCAGCTCCTGCCCGATGTCATCTCCACCATCAACGGCGACCGTCCATTCATCAACTCGATCCGCCGCGCACCCTTGGCCGCCTCCGGCATGAGCTTCCGCAAGCCACGCTGGACCAGCTACCCCTCCGTCGATGCCCACACCGAAGGCAACGAGCCTGACTCCAACTCGGCCACCATCGAAGACATCACCGTCGAGGTGATCTCCCGCATGGGCGCCAACAAGTTCACCGTCGAACTCTTCGACCGTTCCGAGCCTGGCTACTTCGATGAGCTTCGCAACAAGCTCGCTATGGCTTATGCGATCAACACCGACACCGCGGCGGTGGGCGCGTTTATCGCCAACGCCGTCGCCGCAGAAGGCACAGGCGCCTACGCCCAGATCGTCGACGCAGCCGCGAAGGTCTACGGCGCGATTAAGCGTCGCCCCAACCGTGTCCTGGTCTCCGTGGACGCCTGGGCCGACCTCATGAACGTCCTCGACGGTGCCGACCGGCCACTCTTCGCGCCGATCAACCCCACCAACAGCGTCGGAACCCTCGGTTCCTTCTCCGGCTCGATCCTGGGCATGGATGTCGTCGTCGACCACAACGCCCCCGAAGGCACCTGCGTGGTCTACTCCGACCAGTCAGCCACCTACTACGAGATGCCAGGTTCACCGGCTTTCTTGCAGGCCATCCAGATCGGCACCGCTGAGATCGAGGTCGCCATCAAGGGCTACGACGCCCTCTCGCTGGACTTCGAGTTCCAGACCGACGATGACCCCGTCACCTTCGAGAACGCTGGCGCGTCCTCGGTAGACCTTTCCGCCTAATGAGACCGGTGGGGTCGCTACGCGGCCATCGTGAGCCCAGGCGCATCCCTGTCGCGTCTCAAGTAGCGACCCCACCACCCTCCACAAGGAGACCCGCATGATCATCAGCGTCGAAGAGGTCAAGACCGTCTTGGGCCTCGTCGGTCCAGGTGCTGACCTGTACCCCGACGAAGTGATCGAGCAGGTCATCGAAGCCGCCCAAGACACGATCACCCCGTTCATCACCGAAGCAGCCGTCCTCGAACCACCGGCGGCCGTCAAAGAAGCGGTGATGGCCATCACGATCGACATTTGGCAGAACCGGCAAGCCCCAGGCGGCTCCATGAACGCCGTCGACTTCACCCCAGGGCCCTACCGGATGGGCCGCAGCCTGCTCTCCAAAGTCTCCGGCCTGCTAGGTCCCTACTATCGAACGAACTGGCAGGTCGGCTAATGAGTCTTGCCGATGCCCGCGCCGCGTTAGCCAGCGCCCTCGATGAGGTCACCGCCAACGTCTACCCGTTCCCACCCGCCGTGGTCATCCCACCCGCGGTGGTCCTGCTACCAGGTGATGACTACGTCGAGGTCGCACGGATCGGGACCGTCACCACGGTCCGGCAACGCTTTCGCCTCACCGCCGCCCTGGCACCAATGGACAACGAAGGGGCCCTCGATGCGATCGAGGCCCTGATCACCGAAATCCTGCACGCCCTGCCCTCCAACGTGAATTTCGAGACTGGCTTCGGGTCCCCCCGCATGAGCCAAATCGGCCCGTCGGACCTACTGACCTCCGACATGACCATCACGGTCATGACGGACATCACCACCGCCCCACCACCCCCACCCGAACCAGAGCCAGAACCCGAACCGGAACCCGAGCCGGACGAATAAGAAGAGAGCGAGTAAATGACCACCACCACCATCACCGGCCGGGGCCTGACCCTGACCATCGGCAGCGACACCTACGAAGACCAGGCGTCCGCCGTCACCCTCACCATGACCCTCGAGCGGGCCACCGTCGACACCCTGACCGGCCGCGCCTACAAGGTCACCAACGTCGCCGGCACCCTCTCGGCGACCCTCTACCAAGACTGGGACGGCTCCGGCGGCATCTGCGACGCCATCTACACCGCTGCCGCCACCGACCCCGACACCACCCTTTCCTTCACCTTCACCGCCGACGGTGCCACCTGGACTGGCGATGTCCTGCCCAACTTCCCGGTCGCGGGCGGCTCGGCTCGGCCTCCGATGTTCTGTCCACCAGCGTCGAATTCGTCGTCGTCGGCACCCCAGCACTCGCCTAACAGGGAGACACCATGAGGCTCACGATCCGCACCGAGGCAGAAGACGGGACCGTCGCAGATGTCGTGGCGACGGTGCCCGACTTCCTCGCCTGGGAAAAGAAAACCGGCAAGACCACCACCGAGATGGCCAACTCGATCGGCATGACCGACCTGGCTTTCCTGGCATGGAACGCGCTACGGCGCAAAGGACTTAAAGAGTCCCTGGAGAAGTGGGCCGACTCCCTGGTCTTGCTCGAACCAACTAGCGATGACGAAGCCCGCCCTACCCCGCCGGCAGCCTCCGACGACTCATTATCGAGTTAGCGGTAGCTACCGGCACCCCACCAGCGGCATGGGAAGACCGTGAAGCAGAGGACCTCCTTACGGCGGTCGAACTATTGAAAGCGAGGGAAGGATGACAGGCACAGTAGCCACAGGCGCCAATGTCATGGGCTTTGACTATGACAAAAAAGAGCTGCAAGCCATCATCCGCGCCTTTAAATTGATGGATCAAGAGGCAACCGAGGAAGCCAAACAGGTCTCCGGTGAGCTAGCCGACTACGCGCTAGAAAAGATCCGCCAGGCCGCTTATGAACCTGGGATGCGTAAAGTCGCAGCCGGCGGGAAAGTAATTAAGTCGAGCAAGATCGGCGAAATCCGTATCGGTTACGCGGGTCAAAAGTTTTCCGGCGGCGGAACGACTGAACAGCTCTGGCCTGGCTACGAGTTCGGTTCACACTTCTACAAGCAGTTCGCCCCCTGGTCGGGAAAGTTCGGTCGAGGCTCCCGCGGAAAGTTCATCTATCCGACCTTGCGCCGTATCCAGCCTGACATTGTGCGCCGCTGGGAAGAGGCCCTAGCAAAGATCATGCGGAAGTGGGCCTGAGATGGCGCTATCGGGCGGCTCCCGCTCCCTCAAACTTTCGATCTTTGCAGATGTCAGCAACTTGCAAAAGAACCTTAAAGGTGCCGAACAGGACACCCGAACTTTTGGCGACAAGCTAGGCGAGTTCGGCAAGAAAGCCGCCGCAGCGTTCGCCGTCGCCGCAGCCGCCGCCGTAGCTTTCGCAGCGAAGTACGGCGTCGATGCGGTCAAGGCAGCCGCCGACATGAACGAAACGATCAGCAAATCCCAAGTTCTCTTCGGCAACGCCTCGAAGTCGGTCGAAGAGTTCGCCGCGAGAGCCGCGAAAAACTTTGGGCAATCGCGTCAGCAAGCCCTCGACGCCGCCGCGACTTTTGCGACTTTCGGTAAATCCGCTGGCCTTTCCGGTGAGGCCCTGTCCAAGTTCGCGACCGACTTCGTGGGCTTGGCCTCAGACCTGGCATCGTTCAATAACACCACACCCGAGGCAGCGATCCAGGCGATCGGGTCAGCCTTGCGTGGTGAGGCCGAGCCGCTGCGAAAGTACGGCGTCCTGCTCGATGACGCATCCATGCGTCAAGCCGCCTTCGAGATGGGCCTGATCAGCACCACGAAGAACGCCCTGACCCCGCAGCAAAAAGTCCTGGCGGCCCAGAAACTGATCTACGAGCAGACCACCGCCGCTCAGGGTGACTTCGCCAGGACCTCCGACGGCTTGGCAAACCAGCAGCGCATCCTTTCCGCCGAAATAACAAATGTAAAAATCAAAATCGGCGAAGCCCTCCTACCTGCCGCGACCCAACTTTTCCAATTCCTTGGCACTAACCTCATGCCGAAGGTCGAAGCGTTCGCCACCACGCTCGCGGAAAAACTTGCACCTTTCATGGACCATGTCGCAAAGGTGGTCCGCGAAAACGTAATTCCGATCCTGCAAGCACTCTGGACATGGATCAAAGACAGCCTCATCCCCGGACTACAAAACACCTTTGGTCCAATCATCCAGGGCGTCGCCGACCTGTTCGAAAAGCTCAGCACCAAAATCGTTGAGAATAAAGACAAGTTCGCGCCCCTGATGGCAGCCATCCGGGCCGTGGTGGACTTCATCGTCACCAAGGTCGCCCCCGTCCTCGGTGAGGTCCTCGGCTTCGCGTTGCGCAACCTGGGGACCACCATCGGCCTGATCATCGACGGGATCGCTTGGGTGGTCGACCGGGTCACTAAGAACATCGAAAAAGTCGTCAACGTCGGCATTAACGCCATCAATGTCCTGCTTCGGGCTTGGAACGCCCTGCCGGACTGGCTGCGCCCTGGCGGGAAAGTTGACTACCTGAACTCGGTGAAGTTCTCCAGCGGCGGCTCATCGCCTTCGGACACCCAAGCCGCCCGCGAGTTCGCCTCCCAAGTACCGACAGCCCCGAAAACCAGCGGCAGCGGCAGCTCTATCTTCGACATCCCCACCCTCACCGGCGGCACAAGCGGCTCCACCGGAAGCGGCGGATCAGGCGGCAATAGCGGCTCCAGCGACGGCAAAACCCTCAGCAAAGCCGACGCCGACCGCCTCGCCGGCCTCAACTCTTATGTGGCCGGCTCCAACCAGCTCCTGAATAACAAATTCGCCGACATCCTCAAAGAACTCGAAGGCATCAACAAAGGCATCCAAGAAGTCATCGCCACCCCCACCAGCATCACCATCGAAGGCGTGCTGGTCGATCCCGAAGGCACCGCCAGAGCGATACAAGAACTGCTCGATGACTCCTACTTCCGTGGCGGGGACCTGAACACGTTGGCGGCGATCGCATGAGCTGGAACCCAAACGCCACCGTCACCGTCGGCGGCAGCGACTACACCAGCCAAGCCCTGATCGGGGCCTCAATCACCTACGGCCGCACCAACATGTACAGCCAGCCCCGCGCCGGCTACGCCCGTGTCAGCCTCGCGATCCTGAACAACTCGGCCGTCCCGATCAGCATCGGCGACGAAGTGGTTGTCGCGATGGAAGACAGCCTCGGCAACCCGACCACGGTCTTCACCGGCGCCGTCTCGGACCTGTCCTCCACCATCGAATCGAGCAACACGTTCGGTGTCTATCTCCGCTGCGATTTGATCGCGGTCTCCGCCCTGGCACGCCTGAACCGGCGCCTAGCTGGTGGCGATGACTATCCCGAGCAAGCCGACGGTGACCGCATCGCTGCGATCCTCGAGCAGATTTACTCGACCACCTGGGCGGAACAGCCCCCCACGATGGAGTGGCAAGACGAAGCCCCCACCCGCACCTGGAGCGGCTTCGACCCGTTTGTGGGCATCATCGACACCCCAGGGGCCTACCCGCTGGCCGCCTACACCTCCGGGGCCGCCAACGGCTACAACCTCACCACCACCGCCGCCAACTCAGGTCTGGGCGTCCTCTACGACACCCCCGACAACCGCATCAACTACGACGACGCGTTCCACCGGCAAAACAACGCCAGCGAAAACGGCTTCTGGCAAATCCCCCTCGAAGCCGTCATCGACCGTGGATTGACCCGCACCACCCGCCTAGGTGATGTCGCCAACGTCATCCGCCTCAACTACGCCAGCGGCACCGTCCAGGTCGACAACGCCCAATCCGTGGCCCTCTACGGGCCCAACGCCCAAGTCGTCGACACCGTCCTCGCCGACCCAACCGATGCTCTGGAGCAAGCCAACCGCTACCTCGGGCTAGTCGACACCCCGTCGCCCCTTTTCGACTCGATCAGCCTGGCAGTCCACCAACCCGACCTAGACCCCGCGACCATCGACACCGCCCTAGCGGTCTACAACGGCCAACCCGTCCAAGTCACCGGACTACCCAACGGCATCGGCTACGCCTTCACCGGCTTCGTCGAAGGCTGGACCTGGCGGATCGGCAAAACCACCGCCGACCTGAACCTGACCGTATCCGACTACGGCCGCAGCGTCGTCACCACCCGTTGGAACGGCGTAGGAACCACCATCTGGAACACCATGGATGCCACATTGGAGTGGCAGGAAGCGATCGAGGTCTAATGCCCACCACACCGAATTACGATTGGCCGACACCAGCCGACACCGATTACGTCAAGGACGGTGCCGCCGCGATCCGCAACCTCGGCGANNCGTCGCCGACGCCACAATCACTAAAGACATCGTCGACGCGAAAGGCGACCTCATCGCGGCCACCGCCGCCGACACGGTGGCTCGTGTCGCGGTCGGCACCAACGGTCAAGTCCTCACCGCCGACTCCGCCCAAGCCGCCGGCGTGAAGTGGGACAATGTGATCGCCCCCAGCATCGTCGACGCGAAAGGCGACCTCATCGCGGCCACCGCCGCCG